ATACTACATACAAGAAGCTGTGTCAGAACGATTCGAGATTTACTTTGGTGATGGTATAACATCTAAAAAATTAGATGCAGGTAATGTAGTACAAATTGAATGGCTATCTACTGCTGCAGAAGAAGGTAATGGAGCAACGATATTTACATTAAATGGAAATATTCAAGGTAACACAAATGTTACTATATCGACGATATCGAAATCTGATTCTGGTTCTGATCGTGAATCAAACGACTCTATTAAATTTAATGCTCCTCTAACATACATTGCACAAAATCGAGTAGTTACACCTGATGACTATCGTGCAGCTATCTTAGAAAACTATTCCAATATTGAATCTATTTCAGTTTGGGGCGGAGAGCAAAATGATCCTCCTCAATATGGTAAGGCTTATATCTCTATTAAGCCAAAAGATGGAGAAACTCTTGATGATGTTGAAAAACAGAAGATCAAAGATCAAATATTAAAACCACGTAATATCGTTTCTATTATTCCAGAGATCGTTGATCCAGAATACACATATCTTAAGTTGGAAGTATTTTACAAATATAATCCAGCTCTTACATCTAGAACGGCAGGCGAGTTAAAACAACTAGTTACAGACACTATCGCTGCATATAATTCTGCAGATTTACAGCAGTTCGATGGAGTATTTAGAAATTCCAAATTAACTAGATTGATTGACGCTTGTGATCCATCTATTTTAAATAGTACTATTAGAGTGTATATGGTGAAGCGTCTAGTTCCAGTTTTAAATATTCCAAGACTTTACACTATACAATTTTCTTCTCCGCTCTATTATACACGTTCAAACGACAAAGTTATTACTTCGACATCATTCACTTATGGTGGTGTGACATCTTATATACAAGATAGAGCTCAAACATTGGGTAGTGCTGAACCGCACTCTGATAAAGGCGGTACACACACTCTAGAAATATACAAGTTATTAAACAATAACAAGATTACTACTGTATCTGATATCGGTTATATCATTGCAGATCAAGGTTTAGTCGTATTAGAGAAATTTAATCCATCTGCTATAAGCGGAGACTATATCACTATTACTGGAATTCCAAATTCCAATGATATTGCACCGAAAAGAAATCAGTTAATAAAAATCAATATGGATGAAGTTACAGTGACTGGTGAAGTTGATACTATCGCTACAGGTGGTACACCAGCTGGTGTAAGTTATACAACAACTCCTCGTCACGGAGAAAATTAAAAATGCCGTATACCGTTCTAACTGATAGGTTAGGGACTACGACACCGCAGTATTATGTATTACACGAAGTAATACCTGAGCATCTTCGTACCAATGAACGTTTCATGGAATTCCTTGAAGCGTACTTTGAATGGCAACAGTCAACAGTTTATTCTCCAGGTAGTATAATCAATAAACTTGTCGACATTAAGAATATCGATAACGTTGCTGAAGAATTCTTATCATATATCCAGCTTGCTGTTGCAGGTCCAATTCCATCTGTTGAAGGGGTAGATCGCAGAAAGCTTTACAAGCAGATTATCGATTTATATCTAGCTAAAGGTTCATTACCTTCATATGAAGCTTTATTTAATATATTATTTCAAGATCAGATAGAACTTTATTTCCCTCGTGTAGATATGTTACAACCATCTTCCGGAAATTGGAATGATGTTGATGGAAGATATGCTGATAATAATGGCTTTTTATCAGATAGAAAATACTTACAAGATAGCTATTATTATCAAGACTATTCATATGTAATTAAAACTAGTAAATCGTATGAATCGTGGAAAGACATAGTAACTAAGATCCTTCATCCAGCGGGATTTATATTTTTCGGCCAAATTAAAGTAGTTTCTATCCCTTCAATTAGCCAACAAAAGTTGAAGATGAAGTTAGTACAGATTGGTCGTGTTGCAGCTTCAGATGCAACTATACCGATCCTTATAGATAAAGTTTCAGCTAGAATGTCTCTAGCTTTGAGCTATAGAGAATTGTCTGGTAAAGTTGTAACTCCAATTTATGGAGGAGCATTAGAAGGATTAACATCCAAACCAGCTGTTGGTCTTGGTCCGACGTTCAAACATTTCGATCAGTATAAATTCTTAACCTTAGAATATGCTTCTAGATATGACGACGTTGTGCTTGAAGGACCATGTTTAGGATTGAAAACTAATTTTGTACCAGTAATAGTTAGAGATGTCATAGACGATACGTATGAAAATGGTACAACGATATTATTAACCACATTCTTGGTATTGCAACCAGCAGATTTAGCTGGTCCGTCATATACTGAAACAATCGATTTACTGGATCCTACTTCTGGACCAGATGTTATAATTGATCAAATGCTATAGTTGAGCTCAACTTATATAAATACACTATATATTCCAAAGGACTTAAAAAACCATGTCTGCTATTATTACTACTAAATTTCGTTACCAAAATGCCAAAACCCTGATCGATGGGTTGTCTGGAAATCTTAGTGACGTTTACTATCTCGGTATAGGAAGAGCATTTCCTTGGACAGCCGATAGTTTACCTCCAACTCCAACAGATGTTCAATCTAGTGAATATGATGGACTAAGAAATTTATTGGCTTTGAAAAAACTAGCTTCTACAAACATCTCTCATGCAATTCCTAGATACAATTGGATTTCTGGTGCTACTTATTCAGAATACGATGATCAAGACAGCGCATTAAGCACAAAACAATATTATGTGGTAACTGATGAGTTAAACGTTTACAAGTGTATTAAAGCTGGCACATCGGGTTCATCAATCAAACCTACTGGTTCATCTATCTACATGGGAGCTGTTTTAGCAGACGGTTATCAGTGGAAATACATGTACACACTGTCTGGTGCAGACGTGGCCAAATTTAATACTTCTTCGTTTATTGCTGTTAAGAAGTTAGAAACTGATGATGATTCACTTCAGTGGGATGTTCAACAAGCTGCTCTTCCTGGTGCAATTCAAAGAATTAAAATAACTAGCGGTGGTTCTGGATATACATCTAAGCCAACTGTTACGATTACAGGTGATGGTATAGGTGCTTCTGTCATAGCGGCAGATGTTACACTCACTGGTGGAGTAGTTACAGAAATTGCTATGCACTCATTAAGAGTTGGTAGCGGATATACAACGGCAACAGTAAGCTTTAGCGGTGGAACTCCTACTACTCCAGCAACAGCAAGAGCAATCATTGCTCCAAAGGGCGGTCACGGCGCAAATCCAGTCGAAGAATTGGGTGGCTTCTATGTTATCGTTGACGTTAACCTTGTTGCAGATGAAGGTTCTGGTGATTTCTTAGTTGATAACGATTACAGACAAATTTGTCTAGTAGCAAATCCACACGAAGTCGATCCATCAGCTGTACGTTTATTGGGCAATTGGGAAGCAAGCACGGCTTATGTAGTCGGCGACGTTGTTTATTATAATAACTATGCATATGTGTGTGATACAGCACACACTTCAGATACTACATTTGCAGTAGATTCTGCAAAGTGGACAGGCCCGAGCGTGGCTTCTGCAGCAACACTAAATGCTCTTACTACAATCACATATAGCGGATTGTCTGGTACTCTTGAAGCAGATCAACAAATAACTGGTGATACAAGCGGAGCAATCGCTTATGTAGATAGTGTAGATACAGTAGATAGTTTAATAAAATTCCATCAGAACAGCACAACTGGCTTTACAAGTTTTCAAGAGGGTGAAACTATTACTATAGGTGCTGCTACTGCAGTAATTGATTCAATCACTGCTCCAGAATATGTACCGATGTCTGGAAAACTAGTATACCTTGAAAATTTATCTCCTGTAACTAGAAATATCAATCAAACAGAAGATATCAAGTTAGTACTAGAACTATAATTCAAATTAAGGCTTTTAAAATATGTCATTAAAGATCTTTTCTCAAGCACCATATTATGATGATTATGATGAGGCAAAGAGATACCTTCGCGTATTATTTAGACCTGCCGTTTCCTTACAAGTAAGGGAGTTAAATCAACTTCAAACATACTTACAAACTCAAGTAGAGCGTGTAGGTTTGCACTTGTTCAAAGAAGGCGCGATGGTGATTCCCGGCCAATCTTCTGTTGATACAAATATAACTTATATAAAGATCGAGAATGAAACTAATGGTATAGACATTAATACTATTGTAGAAGAATTAATTGGTTCTACAATAACTGGTCAAACTTCTGGCGTGACTGCTAAAGTTACAGCTGTAACTCTTGAAGAACCCAATGAAACCAATCCTTTAATAACGGATCCTATAACTCTATTTGTTAGATACACATCTTCTGGAACTGACAAAGAAACGAAAGCTTTCGTAGCTGGAGAAGTATTAGTTGCAGATGCAGCTACTACTACTTTGGGTGTTGAAAGAATAGTTCAGATTAAAGCTGGTACAGGAGTTATTGGTAAAGGTACTGTTGCAGCTATTCAAAAAGGTATCTACTTCATAAAAGGTCAGTTCGCACTTGTTACAGATCAGACATTAGTTATTTCAAAATATAGCAATACACCAAGTTATAGAATTGGATTGGATGTTGATGAAAATATCGTAGATTCTAATGATGATACAACTTTAGCAGATAATGCTAATGGAGTTCCAAATCAAAATGCTCCTGGTGCACATCGCTATCAAATACTTTTAACATTAACTAAACTACCAGTTGATTCAATTTTAGATGATACATTTATCGAACTTATTCGAATTACAGATGGTGTATTACAATCTAAGGTCACAGAAACTGAATACTCTATATTAGCGAAGACACTAGCTAGACGTACATTCGATGAATCTGGTCATTATACAGTTTCTCCATTTAAGATCGCTGTTCGCGAACATCGCAACAATGATAGGGGTGAATGGAATGGTCCAGGAACTACGTATCAACTCGGAGATATAGTAACTTCTGGTGGTAATTACTTCGTAGCTCTCAAGAGCGGAATTTCCGGAGCTGTTGAACCGTCAACATTATTTGATGCAACAGATCCTTATCAAAATTTAAGTGATGGCATCATTGATTGGAACTATACAACAAATCCTCCTTTCAATAGAGGTTATTTAACTCCAGAAAAAGGTGGAGATGAGAGCGCTGTAGCAGTCGCCATTGAACCTGGTAAAGCATATGTTCAGGGTTATGAGATCGAAAAGATCGCAACTGAGTATGTAAAAGTATCTAAGGCAAGAACATATGATCGTATAACAAATGATGCGATTCCTGTGACATACGGTAGTTATGTGTATGTTTCAAATGTATTGGGATTACCAGATTGTTCAACGTTCCAACAAATTGATTTACATAACCAGTTAACTCCTAGCTCCAATCCTCAAACTGCTGGATCTGGTACAAAAGTTGGTACAGCCAGACTTCGCGGATTTGAATTCCATTCAGGTACACCTGGAACAACTACGGGTGTTTATAAAGCATACATCTTCGACGTTAAGATGGAGAGTGGATACACGTTTGATCGAGATGTAAAACAAATATTCTACGATAGCGGCACTACTAAGACTAATATCGCGGCTGATGTTTATGGTAAGTATACTACTCTTTCTGGTTTCATATCTGCTTCGAGTACTACTATCACAGGTTCTTCTGGAACTGCATTCACCGCACAATTAAAAGTCGGTGATTATATTAGAACTATTAATTCTTCTTCAGTGTATGAATTCCGTAGAGTTACAGGAATCACTGATAGTGATACACTCACCATAGATTCAGCATTTAGCGGCACTGTATCTGGTGCAGTTTATTCTAGAGTTGGTGCTGAGATCAACGAACCTGGTGGTTTACCACTATTATTCCCGCTTGCATATTCATTCATCAGAAATACACGTGGTGGCACTGGTGACAATGAACAGGCAACCACATATACAACAACACAACGTTTTGATGCATCAACCGGTTCTGGACAAACATCATTGACATTCTCAGTTGGTTCAGCAACTAGTCCAACTACTAGCGGCTCAGAATTTAACCCTGCAGCAACCACTACAGATTATATCTTAGTTAATAGAACAGATGGTACTATTGAATCTCCAACTGGCATAACACTCCAAAATAACGGAGTCGACGTATTAGTTAGTGGATTAACAGCAAGTAAAGCATATAGTTTATTGGCTCCAGTTCGTAAAGCTGGTTCTCCGGCACAAGAAAAGAAAAAGACTCTTGTTGATAATGCAGTAGCAGATTTTGCCACACTTGCATCCGTAACACCACTAACATTATCATTAGGTAAAGCTGATGGTTATAGAATAGTTACTATACGAATGGCTGAAGATTTTACAGCCGCATCATCTAATCCAGCTGATACCACTGATATTACGTCTTGGTTTACTTTTGATAATGGTCAACGCGATACTCATTATGATGTTGCTACCATTACACGTAAAGAGGGTTATCCAGTTCCGAGCGGCGCGGTTAGGGTGATATTTGACTACTTCGATCATAGTACTGGTACAGCTGGTGATTATTTCACAGTAAACTCATATACTGGTGAAGTTCCATATAATAAGATTCCATATTACATCTCTTCAACAGGCATAGTAGCCTTATCT